AGGTAGACTGAAGTACCATGTACAGGATGAGGATTGCCCTCTGCGTACAGGACACGAACCTTAGAACCTCTACCTATACGCCCCTTAAAAGAACCTCCTTCTGCATCAAGCACAGGGACACTGTACTTAGTTGAGAACTTCCGTTGCTTTGCGCCTTCATACTCACGCAACTTGACACCTTTTTCTACTAACTCGTCAGCAGTTGACTCATCCAAGGTTAGGACAACTGAGAACTTACCAGTTGACTGACC